TTGGGCCAGAAAGACCTTGAAGCTTTCTTACAGCCAAATCGAAAGCACGAGCAGTATCTAAACTGTTCTTAGTAATCAGAGCAAGCGGAGCACTTAATGCAAAAGTAAGATCACGACCCACAGAGGTCATGTCTTGCCCCATACGCTTCCAGTTTTTGGATACATTTTTGGTGTCCTCTACAAACTGCTTCCAGTTAAGTACGAGATCAAATACTGTTCTGTTGCTACTCGCCATTTTATATGGTTCTAAATCTTTCGGCTAAATTCATGATGCCCTCTTTACTAGAAACATCATACTCGCTTTGTTTTTTACGCTTCTCTGAAATATATGGATGAAAATCCGCAGGTGAGAAGGTCTTTCCCTTTTTAGCGTTAACTTGAGCCGTCATAGACAATAATGATGACGTGTGATTCCACATCATTTCATCTCTAGACCTTTCGCCCTCAATTAGACAGAGCACCTCACGCAGAGTGAAATCCCAAAAATCATAGGGCATCACACCGCACTGAAGTGCTCTATCATAAATCAAGTTTATAGTTAGGGGCTGACTCTGGTCTGTTTGTGAGTCATCCCCCTTTACTTTTTTGGCTCTTCAGTCGAGCTTTGTGGAGACAAAGACATCATGATCGTTTTAGACAATTCCTGAATCTGATCAATGTCGTCCAAAAAGAAGGAAATGAACTTGTCTTTTGACACATCAATATCCTTATCATCTCTATGAGCTTTATTTAAGCACGAGTAATAAGCTAACTCAGCGATAGTTCCCATAGGATCCGCCTCCATGTGTTTGTCAAGCTCATCGAGCTTGTAACCGTTGTCTTTGGTAAACATTCTAAGGGCGTTCATTGAAGATACGCCAATCAGATTTTTACCGTCGATAGTTACTTCGAACTGACCGCGCAGCTCGTTAACTTTTGTGATTTTTCTAGTAGCCATTGTGTGTGTGATTAAAGGAGAAAAGAAAAAGACCGGGGATGAGCTCCTTTAAATCCCACCCCCGGTTTTGATTAAACGTACTATTACGGGGTTACCTCCTTGTACAGATCTCCGTTGCCTGAGAAAGAAGCACTGTAAGTAGCAATATCATCAACACCGCCGCTCATAGAAACAGAGTCAATCAAAGCCTGTCCGATATAGCTTACGTTAGTTCCGGTATCGAATTTAACGATAACGTAGTACTTAGCTCTAGCTGCGTCCATGATGGTAACAGAAGAACCCGCACCTATAGTGCTCAGATCGAGAAGACCATCAACACTCATAGACCATGACATAGCTCCACCTACGATGTAAGTAGTAGAGCCACCTGATCCATTGCGAGCTACGGTCTCGTTAACTGTGTTTGAAGCCTCCAAGTTGGTTGAAGTAGCCGCTGTCATCAAAGACAAATCGCCAGATCCATCTGTAAAAGCACCACTATCAACCTTACCGATACCTACCCAAGCTCCAGTCGAATCGATGATGATCGCGTAGTCGCCAGTAGTAAGCCCAGAAGGTACGGTAGCACCTGCAATTGTAGCTGATGTAACTACATCGAGGGGTGATGTTTGTGGAGTGTCAATTGCGTAAACACCTAACGCATTTGCTGAAATAGTTGCCATTTTTTATATGATTTTCTTAAGTAGTCTGTTTAAGTCGCTTGTGAATTTTTTTCTAATAGCTGAGGCTTTACTGTTGTATACTTTCTGGAAATCAAACCTGTATTTCTTGTTCATTTGAACTGCTGGTGTAGCAAAAAAATGAACTCTCCAACCTCCATTTCTACTAGATGCTTTTTTTGGTCTTGCTTTACCTCCAATATACCCACCACGTTCCGATTTAAAGGTTCCAACCCCCATGGCTTTGCCTAATTTACCAGTTCGCTGTGTTATAGCTCCAGAATAAATTCTTTCATTGACGGCATTTGCGGCTATTTGAACGGCCCCGTAATATCTTACGAAGCTCTTTCTCGTGATCTTTAGTGAATGTGATCATCTTATCGAGCTTCTTGCGAGCCATACGGTCATTCATGTTGATGGTAATCCTGTTAGCCATTTGCGTCTCTAACTTTTACTTCGTGAGTAACAGTGAAAGGGAATAGATTTTGAGCTTCCATACCTCCGTGTAGAACAAACTCGTTAACGGTGTCCTCCTCTTGTACTTGAATAGTGCTAAAATACTGATCTGAATCTGGTGGAGAAACAAAAGAGCGATCGTTGGTGGAGAACATGAACAATGAGTCGTCTTCAACGAAATGCTTGAGCCTATATTCTACGTCAAACTTGAAAACACATGTAGCTTGTTTTTCATCCCTTACATCACCCGGAATGTTATCGTATACATAGAATTGGTTTAGGTGGTTATTTTGAGCTGTGGAACTAGAAACAAAACCGCCAGTTATTGGATCTATTTCGTAACCATCAATCTTATACTCTACTTCCTCGTAAACCAAATCATCACCATCTTGATATCCATCGGGAAGATTAAGTTTGTTAACTATCAAACGAGGGTTTTTAATCCTAATATATAAATCCTCTAATGCCACATTTGGGGATCTATAAAAGCCATAGTCATCAAAATATAATGTAGTGTCAAAGGCACGTCTTAAATCCCAACCAGATGGCGCGGTGGCAACGTAATCACTACCTGTATAATGTTGGTAAAATTGAGCCCTTACAGTAGAGTTGGATGCGTCTGCAATATTTATGTGATGCATGTTGACAGGATAGAAACTTGCTGTTGTTCCGCCCGACTCGGTAACAGTATAAGGCAAAGCACCCATCTTATTTCCATATCTGAGGCTTAATAAAACCCTTGAGGTTCCAGTGACCGTGCCAGACTCAATTTCTACATCCCAATAATCTAAAACCGATAAGCCATCATCGACTAGCTGGTGTGTAGAGAAGTCTCTTGTAAAATCAGCATTTAAAGAGTCATATTGCTTAACAGAACCAGCCGTGTAGTTTCTACGTATTCCGCCCCATCTGAAGTCAACCCAAGGAACGTCACCTCTTTTTAATACAGGTACATCGTTTATTGTGGCATAACCCAAATATTGAGGATCAAGTGTGTTGCTAAAAAACCTTCCTATCCCTATTTGAATATCAATTGTCGATGATCCGAATGGACTTGGATTGTAATAAGTAGTTCTGTATAGATTGCTTCCTATGTATGGGCGTACAGCAATTACAGGTGTATAGTATGCTAGTTTTGGATTTGTCTCCTGACCTGTATAGTCGATTGGATTTAAATATGACTTCTTATAAGTAGCGCATACCATCTTGTCATCAAGGTTAGACAGGTAAGCGGAATTATTTAAACCCTCATATGGTATAGATGAAACATCTATCAATTGATACGGTATAGGCAGCGAGCATCTATATGTAGGATTGATTTTTAAATCAAAACTTATACTACATGGGCTCTCTCCCGATGAGCTGTTTGGCATTGGGATTCGTATACCTCCTCTTTTTCTGCCAGTTTGGGCAAGCACATTAATGCCGTTGAAAGTATTGTATACTGACTCATCCGGCCATATATCATGAAGCGTTGCTGTATTATCGTCTACATAAGCAGGAACAGCTAGGTCATTCAGATCACCATTGATGAGTCCTGATTTAGTATAGTCGTTGAACCATTCTATAGGTAGCTCTATATAAAAATCACTACTGTTAAATGGAAGTGATGCGTCATCTATTTCAGATGTTTCTATATATATAGGGGATATGGTGTCGTCATATCTTATCAATGCACCACTTAACAACCTAGTAGCACCATCTTCAGTGGCGGCGGGGTCTTCTACTCCATATGGGTACTCTAAGTAAAACTGTTCCGACTGCTCGTCAGCAATTGCGATCTGATAAGTGTCGTCGTCGCGAGATTCAGCACGGATTACAATGAACTCATCCCTGCCCCGCTCCTGAATGGAATAGATGTCAAACAAGCCGCCCATAAATACCACAACGTCATCGTGCTTGATGTCTTCACGGTAACGCATCTTAGCCTCAATCTTGACCTTACCTGTGCGCTGCAATTCCTCCCTGTCCTCGGAAGCACCAGCAGAAGGTGTACCGATATACTTTACGTTACACCAAACCTTTTTAGCAATGACCGTATCATCATTAAAAACCTTAGAACCATTTGTATCGTCAAGCAAACTTTGCCTGTCTACAATGCTGATTTTTTGGTTTAGAGATCCTGATCCTGTTGGCCTGTTCATATCGTTATGCTAGTGGTTCGTAATCGTCACGCCATTCGGCTCTCAAAACAAGATACTCGCGATTGTTTACCATCTGAATGGAATATACCTCGTAGTATCTACCTTTAAATACAACAAAATCCTCAAACTTGATGTCAGCAAAAAATCTTACGTAGATCTCAATTTTGATTTTACCAGTCTTCTGGTCGTTAATCATATCCTCAGAAGCACCAGCAGAAGGTGTACCAAAGAAATCCACCTTAGCCCACACGTTGCTTCTAGTATACATAAACCTAGAAGACTTAGATCCCGTGTCGGAGTCTATTTCTGTGAAAACACGACCAAAGCTTACCTTGCGGTCCATCTGACCTGCGCCGATGCTCTTCTTCAAATCAGAACTTTTTTACGGTGTTCAACAAACGCTTGACACCTTCTTTTAGCTCTGTGGTGATACCACCCACATATTCAGCTTCGCGGTTGGTGTAGTAGTGTGATACCAACAGCATCATAGCGATCTTAAACTGCTTGGGTAGCAACGTAACGTCCTCTCCACCTTTGAACCAAATACGATATATCGCATCAGTATCATCATCAGCGATGTCATCAGGTACGTTCTTAATTTTAAAGGTGGCTGGGTAGGTCTCGGTGTTTACTACATAGTCAGCAGCATCCATAATGCTGTACCCACCAGCATCGTTCTTGTATCTAGCTTGATACAAAGTAATGTCATCGGCCTTGCGTACCGTTCCGTACAGCTCACCCTTTGACATGTATAAGTACACGTTGGCTTCGCCTCCACTGTACTTAAAGGTTCTTCCGGCAACAGACGACATGTAATCGGATGCGGCATCCATGTAAGCCTTGATCAAATCATCCTCTTCAGTACCGCTGACTCTCAAGTGATCTTTCATGTCGGCGAGAGACACAAGCTGTGTTCCGTCTACGTAATTGTTTGTGATTCTAATCTGTGCCATTTGATTTAAAAAAGAGGGGGAGGAGGTTCACTGCTCTCGCAGTACCCCCTCCCCGGCCCCAAGGTATAAGTCTAATACCGATTATTATTATTGAACAGCGTCGAGACCGTCGAATGCGGCAGTTTGAAGCGCCTTGACATCACGGTACACGTTAGCTACGATACGAGTAACGCCATGGTCGGCATCGCTGTAAGGATCAATGATCAAGTTTAATCCGCCCCAAGTGCCACTCACCAATTGCTCTCTGTGGAACATAAAGAACTCATCAGAAGCAACAGAAGAAGAGATCACTGTTGGGTAACCAATCACGTTGCGGCGCTCCAGAGGGCTCTGAGCAAACAGCAATCCACTACCTGCATCGTGGCTCAACTGACGGAAAACTCTGTAAGCAGCCGTTCCAGACAAGGTAACAATGCCAGCCAAATCCACATCACGACCGAGCAAGTATTCCTCAAGGTGCATTGGGTTTTTTGTAGCTGAATTATAGTTATCCAAAGTGCCAGCTACAGTTGCGTTGTCATCAGCGGCGGCGCGAATAGCAGCTACAATGTCATCGTTGAACTTCTTGTCGATAGCACGGCGGATATCCATAGCAAGGAAAGCACCCATGTCCTGAGCTGACTGCGCCAACATCTGGTCGGTAACTTTCGTGTGTGCGCTGTAACGAACAGGAGCGA